TAGGTAACGCCTGCCGCGTCATAGATTCGCAGGTATTGGCTTTGCGCTCTCATCAGGCAATACCTAGCGCGATGCGTGCTGATGGCGTGCGCAGCCGGCCGATCACGCCTTCAGCGGTCAACCGCATGGCGCGCTCCATGTCGGCCACTGTGACGTAGCGCTGGCCGTCGAACTCCATCACCGGGCCGGTGGTGATATTGATCGTGGGCGTGCCGCCGCCTGATGCAGCACCTGCCAGCACTGCGCCGCCGCGAGCGCCTGCCAGGAAGTTGCTGCTGGCTGCTGCCATCTTGGATTCGGGCACCACGTATTCGCGCTCACCGCCTTCGCCCACCATCGCCAGCGTTGGCCGGTCCACCACGCCGCCCTGCGCAAAGGCTGGCACTGCGAGGCTTGGTATCTCCGGAATGTCAGGCGCCGGTAGTCGATTGAATGCCCTGATCAGCACATTGATCAAACCTGCCGCAAAGTTCACGCGGTCCACCAGATACTGCAGCACGCTGCGAAAGACATTCTTAATCGTGCCGACTACTGCTTCAAATGCTTTGCCGATCGCGCTGCCGATCTTGCTGAAGATCGCCACTGCGCCATCGTAGAGGCCCACGAAGAATCCAAGGATGGGCTTCACGTAGTAGTCCATGTAAGCCTGAGCGCCAGCCTTTAATAGGCTGCCGATCTTATTAAAGGCTGCGCCGATAAAGTTCACTACAGCATTGAATGCTGCACCGATCTGATCGCGGAATGCGTAGATCGCAACGCCAGCTGCAACCAGCAGTGCCACGATGCCAACCGGGCCAGTGATCAGCACGATGAATGCTGTGGCGATGCCAGCAATGATGCTGCCTGCACTGGCTAATGCGCCGCCTGCTGCGAACAGGCCAGCAATCGCGCCGCCGATCGAGATGATGGCCGAGATCGCGGGCGCCAATGCAACCAGCGCTGTGAGCAATCCGCCAATCACCAGCAGCGTGGCTTGAATCGGCCGCGGGAGCGCAGTGAATGCTTTGATGATGCCGACAATACCCTGCGCGATGCTTGTGATTGCAGGCAGCAGTGCTGTGACTGCTTCGTTGAATGGTCCGCTCAGACTGCGGCCGATTGCATTCAATGAATCATTAAACTCATCAGCTGACTTCGCCATGTCGCCAGAGATCGTGGCTTGATATTGCTCAAGCGCGGCGCGGCCTTGATTCAACATTGGAATCAGCTCAACGCCAGACTTGCCGAATAGCTGCATCGCAAGCGCAGACTTCTCAGCGCCGTCTGGCATCTTGGCGAAACGATCTGAGATCTCAAGCATTACAGCATCAAGGCTGCGAACCTTGCCCTGTGCATCTCTGGTGGCAACACCGATGCCGGAAAGCGCCTTGCTGGCGGCAGAGCTTGGATCGGTGATGCGTTTGGCGAGTTGCCCCATGCCCTTGGCGACGCCTTCAATGCTGCTGCCGCTATCCTGCGCTGCCTGCCCAAACCTGCTGAGCGATTCCACGGCCACGCCAGTGCGCTGGCTCATGTCATTCAAATTGTCTGCCGCATCAATCGAACCCTTAGCGATTGCGGTCAGGCCAGCAACAGCCCCAACCGGCAGCAGCGCACCCATCAATCCGCCGACACCCTTGGCGGCCTGCCCCATGCGCCCGAGGCCGCCGCCGACTGATCCGGCTTGCTTGTTCAGATTGCCAAGGCTGCGGCTGAGGCCGTCGATCTCGCCTTGGCCTTGAACATCCGCCTTTACCTTGAGGATCGCGTCAAGCTTCACGGCTAGGCAGTCGCAGGATTTCAGCCTCGATGATCTGCAGATCGCTCAGCATTGCAGATTCATCCGCCACTGACCGCAGTCTAAACAGCCACGCCACTGCGCCATAGTCCAACCCGATCAGGCCGCCAGGGCCGGTGCGCCATTGCGTCTGGCAGTCGAGGAACATCATCAGCGCAGGCCACGCATCAGGCTCAACCTCGAAGTGCTCAGGTTGGCCGGGTTCAAACCCGACCACGCCAAGCACCGCGGCATCATCTGCGGTTTTGTCGATCACGCCGCCCTTGACCCAATACTGAGCGGCGTCCTTCAGTTTTTTGCTTTGTTGCCGGTGACGCTCTCGAAGTACGCCACCACAATGGCGCTTGCCACTGCAGGGATGTTCAACAGCTCAGCCTTGCTGGCAGCAGTGAATGGCACATCCTCGCCGTCTTCATCCTGCACATTGCTCCAGCCGGCTAGCACCTCATCGGCTACCGATTGATCGGTCAGCTCGATGCCATCATCGCCGCGCTGCTTTGCCCTGAACAGGTCTTGGATCTCGTTGATCCGCGTCTGCGCCAGTCGGTTGAACCGCGCGTCAAAGGTCTGCTTCTCATAGCGCCCGCCATCAATCGGCAGGCGCAGTACCACCGGCCACTCATAGGTGGCCGACTTCTTCAGGACAAATGCCATGCAGGATCAGGAGAAAGTGATCGAGACTTCATCGTTGCCGGCGCCGGTCGGGATTGCCACGTAGGGCAGGTTCAGCATTTGCACGCCGTCCTGGTCAGCATAGGTCGGGTTGCTGATGTCCACCTTGGGCGCCACCAGCGAGACCCGATTGCCAGCGGTTGTGCCATGTAGCAACGTCAGCACGCCGGTGGTGTCGTTGTTGGCTATGGCGAAATAGTCCTTCGTGGCGATCGGCACAGCCTCGATCATGCACTCGCCGGATGGCGCCCGGTTGGTGATCATGATCTCCTTGGTGCAGCCAACCAGCTCGCGGTAGACCAGCTCGTTGGCCATGTCAAGGCTGAGCGACTGCAGACAGCCGGCATAGCTCAGAAAGCTGAACGTGCTGCTGTTGCCCGGCTTGAAGATCAGCGGATCGGCCTGTGCGGTATAGGTGCTGGCCGGCGCCGCCGTGTCAGTCGGCGCGTTGTAGATCCCGGTGAACTCAAAGTCGATCGTCGGAATCGCTCCCACTTCAGCGCTCAGCGAGAATGTGCCGCGGCAGCCGGTGGCCTTGTGCAGCACGCCGTCGTTGTTGTAGTAGATGGTGGCGCTGTCAAAGCTGCTGCTGACTGGCTTGTAGCCGACGTTAACGGCGATGCTGTAGTTGCTGCTGGCGCCAGGCGTGAAGCTGGCTGTGGTGGCCTGCACCGTTGCCACCTTCGTGCTGCCCACGTAGTCGGTGATCACGCCGGTGCTACCGGACCCGGTGCCGCTGGTGATGCTGATGATCATGCCAACGTAGGCATCGTCCGTAGCGCTGGCACCTGCCGCCAGGGTGATGCTGCCAGCAGAGCCTGCCGTAGCTGTGCCGGTGACTGCAGAGCTGGTTGTGGTCTCGGCCATGCCGCACGCCTTCAGCAGGGCGCCGAATCGCGGAGCTGTAGCAGCGGCGCCGGATCCGGTCAGCTCAATCTGGAAGTTGATCAGCACGCGCTGGTTGGCCAGCAGCTGGTCGCTGTTGCCCAGCCATGGCCGGATCAACTCGCGGCTGACGACATCCGACTCAAGCGGCGTGACATCAATCGAGCGGACCAGCAGCGCATCCGTCCCAGCCGGGCTGGAATCAGTCGCGTACGTTGCCTCGGCTTTTACGAGGAGGAGTTGCTTGCGTGTCAGCAGTGCCATCGGGAGCAGTCTCGGGTGAAGGTGCAGCCGGCAGCCTTACGCCGGTTTCAGGGTCCAAGACGTATGAGCCGCCTTGGCCGTGGTATTCATCCAACATGCTAGCGATGATCAACCTGTTGCCAGATTAGCGACTGCTGTGCGATACCTGATCAGGTAATCACACGCGATCACTCCTGCGGGCTGGTCCGCTTCGATCATGTCAAACTGCACGCCGCGCGGCTCAATGCTCATGGCATAGCCGCCAACTGTCTGGTCGGCCATTACCTTGGCGTGCAAGCTTTCAATGGTTGCATCTGCCTGCTGATCCGGGATAATGCCCCGCACAATCACAGCGATGCGTACGGTTAGGCTCCAGTCGGTTTTGCAGAAGCTGACGTCTGTGTTGGCCTGATCTGAGATCGGCTCAACCACAATGGCCGGCGACTCGCCACGCGTGATCGGCTCCACCCTGCTGCGGTAGATTCGCGTGCTGACGCCAGTCGTACCAGCCAGTGATGAGGCAATAGTGGCCAGTATGCTTTCGCGGCGTGTTGTCATGGTTCAGGCGCTGGCAACTTGGGTGACTGTGCAGATGATGCCCGGAATCGCCGGATGCGTGGCATTGCCAGCTTCGGCGTGGATGTAAGCATCAACATCACTTGCCGCCCACATCAGTTCAATGTAATCAGCTGCGGCCAGCTTCAGCACATAGTTCACCGTGCCGATGATGTTGCCATCAGTGCTGCCATGCCGCGCGATGATACTGAAGCGGCTATCTGAATCTGCTACATCACCGCTGCTGCCGCTGCCATTCTTGCGCAGCCATACGTTGATGTCATGGATGCTGTTATCGCTATTGGTGAACTGGATTGAAAATGTGATGCTATAAACGCCAGGATGCAGCACCGTGATACGACTCCCTGATGCAACTGCAACGGCGTAGTTGCTCAAGTCGCCAGAACGTAGCAGTATTGCGGTTGGCGTGTTGATCGTCGCCACATACTGCGATGTCGAATCCCAGAAGCTGCCCCAATAGCCAGGGCAGCCGTGATACGGCAGCTGGCTCCAACGTTGCGTGCCATTGCCGATCTTGATATTGCCGGTGTCTGATTCGCGGCCAAACTCACCAGCCAGCAGGATCGGATTCCCTGCCGTCCATGCCGCGCGAGTATTGGTGCGAATCGGTGCGCTCATGTCTTCTGCAGCCCTAGCTGTACCATTGCACCATCATCAATGTACTGCGTCTCGCGCACCGTATAGGCAGTGCCTGCCACTGTGATGCTGTCGCCATACTTCAAGCTGCCAAAACTGGATGCGCGCGCGGTCAGGGTGTAGTCAGTGCTCAGGATTGCATCATTGAGCAGCACCTGAGATGGCATGTCCAGGATGCCCAACGCAGTCACCGCTCCGGCAGTGCATGTCACGCCGAAGTCATCAAGGAACGCATCCAGGTTCTCGGTGATGGTCACGCGAATACCCTCGATGGGTGCTTGGGCTCAACGATGTAAGCGTCCCAGCCGTTGGGGAGGTCGCCCACGTAGTTGACGTGCCAGCCGCTCAGCAGCACGGGCGGGGTAAGCACTTCGCCGGTCTCGGGGTCGTATTCGCCGCCAATGCTGATGACGCCCACCACGTCTAGCGCGTGCGTGTGGCTGGCGGTGAGCACCACGGTGTCGCCGTCTTCATTGGTGGTGGTAAGGCCAGCAGCATCCAGCGCAGCCATGCCGGTGGATTCGTCGGGGAAGCGGAGGTAGCGCGTCATTGCGTGATCGCCTGCAGCGTGGAGTTAGGCAGGCGGGTGGGCCAGTAGGTGAGGCGGCGGATGGTGCCGTTATGTGCAGTTGACCCGTCATTGCTAGTGCCTAATCTCAACTGATTGATTCCCGTAGGAAGTGTTACGGACGTATCGCTAGATGGAATACTTCCATTGACACTACTTGCAACGTTATTGACAGCATAAGCGCCAATAATTCTGCGGCTTAATGTTGTCACGGTATCCAAAAGATTGGCTTCATTTACATTTGCTGTTCTGACTCTGAACTGTCCTACACTTGCAGTTAGCCACCCTAGGTTAATTGTGTTGTTGGCACTACCGTCGTGCATAAAAGCCAATTGAGCAAAATCTGTCGCTGGTATTTGTTGTTGCCGATCAGAAGCACAAAACACCGTCCCCTCATCCTGCCGATACCAAGAGCTGAAGTTCGCCCCCGTGATGCTGACAACGTCCGCGCTGCGGGTGACTGCGGCGGCGGCGGCGGGCATGTAGCTGCTGGCAAAGCCACCGGCTTCTAGTTGGGCGCCCCAGAAAACAAAACCAGGGACAACGCCTACAAGCTCAACACGAGCGCCAGGTGTTGCCCCATTTGTGGTTCCGCTAATAGAAAACCGTTTCCACGTTGTCGTAGCTACTGGGCTTGTGTCACTTATTATAACTGTGTCTGACGCGGCGTTTTTTAACTGAATTGAAAATGCAGCCGTTCCTGACGTAACGCGACAGTAAAAGCTAAAAGTGTAAAGAGCGTTAGCAATTCCTGTGTAATCTTCAAAAGTTCTAGGAGTGGCAGCGGTCTGACGTGATCCTGTCGCTGTGCCATCTGGCGCTACTTGGTCAACTGTATAGGCGGCAGGCGCTCCACCGGACGTTGGCTGATAGGTGGCTGAGTTCAAGCGCAAATTAGTCCTCTGCTCCTCCACCAGCAGGCCCAGGCTTTCGCCGGTCGTGGGGTTGTGGTCAAACCTCGGCACATCCACAGCCGCCGTCTGCAGCGTTCCCGCGCTGTCGATGTAGGTCGCGCTGCTGGCGCGGGTGAAAGTGACGAGGGGGCCGACAGTCTTGGTGACGGCGAAGTTGAGGTCGAGGCTTGGCACAGCTTGCGCAGCCCGCGCCAAGCTATCGCCGGCCCATCCTGGCGTCAGCACATAGCGGAAGACCGGCGCGCCAATCATCAGAATCCAGCCTCAAGCACCTTGACGCGCAGCGTGTAGGCGGTGCCGCTGGCAGGCGTATAGGCGCCCAGTGTCTCTAGCACTGCGTACAAACTGGATGACGCCGGCTGCAGCTTCATAATGCCGCCCTGGTAGTAAGCCTGCGCGCGCAACATCGAACCACGAACAGCAGGCGTGCCGAGGTCGTAACTGTCCTGCCATGCTGCAGCATCAGATGTCGTGAACGTATAGGCAGCGTTGTCAAGAATTGCGGTAGGCGCCGCTGAATACAAATGCACGCGGAATCCAGCCATGCCGGATGGCACCGTCGTATTGTTAATCAGCAGCTGGATCGACTGCACAAATACAAACGACGATGAACTTGCAGCGCCGGTCAGTTCATGAATCGCGCTAGTTGCACTGCCGATCACATCGCCAGCGGTATAGGCGGTCGTGTTCGCCGGTCGGGTAAACGTGATGCTCGGAATGCTGGCGATGGCCATGGTGCAGTAGCAGTTGAGTTCAGTCTAGGAAAGGCCCCAGCGTAAGCCGGGGCCATCATTGAACAGCTCAGCCGTACTTCTTCAGGCCAAAGCCGAAGCAGGTAACAGCACTCGAAGCGGTGCCCGTCTCAGCCGTGCAGCTCAGGCGGATGTAGCGCTTCAGGTTGTCGCGATCGAAGGTCTTCACCTCCTTGTAGGCAGCGTTGCCGATCGC